CTGATTTGCTGCGAGATGGATCTTTCATTGACCATTTGCTTCGTAGTGTCATTCAGGAACCTATCAATGTCAAAGAGCTACTTCCAAAAGACAAGGAGAAGCTTCTAATTGTTTCAAGGGCGGAGTCTATCGAATCGGAATATAAGACTCCTGTAACCTGTGGAAAGTGTGGACATGAAGATAAGAACTTTGTGTTTGACTTGAAGGGTTTAGAGTTGAGATTGGAGGCTGAAAAGTCCTTGAGAGCATCGGAGAAGAAGATGTACGAAACGATTTTAGATTCTCGTTTAAATAGGATTCACAAGCTTGAAGATATGATTTTGACGGAGCGACCAGATTGGGTATTGCCAGTTGCCATTCTTACTTCTTTCTTGGTTGGCGCTGGGATAACTGTTGGAATTACGTATGCGGTGAACCAATGAGTGAAAAAAGAGATTGGGATAAAATAGCAAAAATAGAAAAGGCTATTAAAGAGAAATATGGTGAAGAAGCAGTCAAGAGCCCCAAGCAAGGTTGGAGCGACGAACAAGAGGCTGCTTATCTCGAAGACCTCAGAATTTTAGCCGAGAAGGAAAAAGCTTGGCAAGCGAGTAACGAAAAGGTTGAGACAGAATCTGGTGTTTTTGTATCAAAGAAACTACTTAAAAAGGAAGACTCAAACAGCCGTGTGTGTCCTATGTGCAAAATTTATTCTTTTGACCTAAAAGATGATTTATATATGACTAAATACGATTGTTGTTGGTCCTGCTACATAGACCACGTTGAGGGAAGATAAAAGCACGAGGAACATTGAACGAATGAATACAGCAGAAAATAATCAAACCAAACGCACAAACATTTCAGAAGAAGAGTACCAGAAGATTGTCAAAGAAGAGTTTGTCAATATGCTGTATGAAGAATTCGGTGACGAAATTCTTGAGGAAGGTTTCTTCGATAATCTTCTTAAGGGAGCGGGACCAAAGGTATCTAAATATGTACAGGGCGTCGGCAAGGCATACGTCAATGTATTTAAAGCTTATGGTGAGTTGCTAGGGTCAGTATTTGGAATTTCTGCCGACGACTCAAAAGCTCCTGACGTGGCACCACCTAAAGACATGGCGAAGGACATTGCTCAGGGTGACACAGAAGAGGCAGCAGAAGATATTGAAGATATGAGTTCTGTTGTTGATAAAGCAGCAGCAAAAGCTGACAACCCTGAAGACAAAAAGAAAGCAGCAGCAATTGCAAAAGAGCTTGACAAAATTGAGAAAGCTCTCGAAAACCCTCCTGAAGAAATTGATTCTGGTGACGGCACAAAGAAAACATCAGACTCCGCACCCCTCTTGGATATTCTGGATAAGATTATTGACGACTGGGATAAGATTCAGGCTTCCACAAAAGACAACGACCTCAAAAAGGCAATGGGCTACATTGAAAAGATTGCGATGGCTGAGATGATGAAGTACAGAAAACAACTTCTTTCAAGGAGAGATAAATAAATGGCTGAGATGACAGTATTAGATATTGTGCGTGGTATTTCGCAAGCGATTGCCAACTCACACGATGGCGCTCTAGATGAAGAGGGCAATCCAATTGAAATTGGGCTTAAGCGTGAAAAAGAGGTTTCAATTCACGACACTCGTGTTATGGATGGGTTTAAAATCTCGATGGTCGCTAACCAGTTGCACGTCAAATATCACGGCGAGGTGACAATGGAAGAGGCACATGACAAAGGTTTTGACTCAGACCTTAAGCAGCAGCTTGAAGATATTGCTTCTTTTATTAAAAAACAATTTCGTAAAGCCACAGGTTCATCTTTAAAGCTTAAGAAAGTCGGCAAGCATGATGCCTTGGTTCAGTCCGTTGGTGCTCACCGAAACTGGGTTCAAGCAAAGCAGGTGTACGAGATTGAGAACTTTAAGAAAGAAGTAGACCCAGCATTTCAGGGTAGCTCAGAAGACCGTCTTGACAAGTCGATTCGCAACTGGCTTGAGCTTGGTCGCAAGGGCAAAGCAAAGAACGATAAGCGTCCAGCGACGAAGGAAGATTAATCATGAGGGTAACAAAGGCACAACTTAAAAAGATTATTGCAGAAGAGTATCAGAAACTTCAAGAAGGCGATGAAGTGTCTCGAATGATTGGTGACCTTGAGAGAATTGGCGAGGAGATTGGGCGTGTTGGTCATATGGTCACAGACCCAGCCGTTGCAGAGCGACTTGAGGGCATCGACAATATGATTACTGATTTGTTTGAAAAAATGCACAGTCTTCTTTCGAGAGATTAAGAAGTAGAGAGATGAATGTCTTATCCATTAACAAAAGAGCAGGTATTAAAAGAGATACTACAGTGCGGTAAAGACCCAATTTACTTTCTAAACAATTACGCAAAAATCTCGCACCCGCTTCAAGGCTTGATTCCCTTCAGGACTTATGAATTCCAGAAACAACTCCTAAGAGATTTTAACGACCATCGATTCAACGTTATTCTAAAGGCACGTCAGTTGGGTATCTCCACTATTACCGCTGGCTATGTTGTTTGGATGATGTTATTTCACAGAGACAAGAACGTTCTCGTTATGGCAACCAAGTTTGGCGTTGCTGCCAACTTAGTTAAAAAAGTCAAAAACATTATGCGCCATCTACCTGATTGGTTATTGATTGCTAACATCTCTGTGGACAACAGAACTTCGTTTGAGTTATCTAACGGTTCACAAATTAAAGCATCATCAACTTCTGGAGATGCTGGTCGTTCAGAGGCTCTTTCACTTCTCGTAATTGACGAGGCTGCACACGTTGAAGGGCTTGATGAGCTTTGGACAGGTCTGTATCCTACGCTGTCTACTGGTGGTCGATGCATCGCTCTATCAACTCCAAACGGTGTTGGTAACTGGTTTCACCAAACTTATGTAGATTCAGAGCACGAAGAGAATGACTTCTTCCCAACCAAGCTGCCTTGGGATGTACACCCAGACAGAGACCATGAGTGGTTTTTAAAAGAAACTCGAAATATGTCTCGGCGTCAGATTGCGCAGGAACTTGAGTGTAACTTTAATATGTCAGGTGAAACGGTTATTCACTCTGAAGATATTGAAAAGATTGAACAAACCTGTGTGGCACCACACCACAGGGCTGGCTTCGATAGGAACCTTTGGATATGGGACGAATACAAGCCAGAACATTCTTATTTGATGGTGGCTGACGTTGCTCGTGGTGATGGTAAAGATTATTCTGCATTTCACATTATTGACGTTACGGAGATGAAGCAAGTGGTTGAGTATCAAGGCAAGGTAGAACTTGACCTTTACTCGGTGTTTGTCGCAGACTGGGGGCGACAATATGGTAATGCAATGGTTGTGGTCGAAAATAACAACGTTGGATATTCGGTGTTGACAAAGCTAGAGGATATCGGGTATTCAAACATTTATTATTCCACAAAGGGTTCGCACGAATATCTTGACTCTTATGCTGCGAGAAGTGCTTCAAATGCAGTCCCAGGATTCACAACGTCTATGAAGACGAGACCTCTTATTGTTGCGAAACTGGAAGAGTTCATCAGAAATGAAATCGTCACTATTAGGTCCACAAGACTACTTAATGAGTTAAAGACGTTTGTGTGGAGCAATGGAAAGCCACAGGCAATGCGTGGATACAATGACGATTTGGTTATGTCCATGGCTATTGCTTGTTGGGTAAGAGATACCGCACTGCTGTCAAATCAAAGAGACAGGGAATATAAAACTGCAATGCTTGGCGCAATGACTACAACAAAAACAACACTTAACACTAAGGTATCAGGTATGGTAGGATATGATGGTACAAAATACCAAACAGAAGTAAACCAAGCACAAGAATTAATGAAGTCATTTCCTGGCTTGTTTAAGGGGTAGTAGATAAATGGCAGATAATAACGACAACCAGAATATTAAAAATGAAGAATCCGCTCTTTTTAAGCGTTTAACAAGACTCTTCTCTGGTCCTATTGTTAATAGACGACAGCAGAACCGCCGCAAGTTCAGAAGAAAAGCTTTAGACAACTACGCTTCAAGATTTACATCTGCGTCTGGAAAACAATTCCAGAAGATGCATTATAATCCTTTTGAGCAGATTACCTCAGAGGCGATGAACAACAGACTCAGAAATGAGCGATATGTTGACTTTGACCAAATGGAGTATGAGCCAATCATTGCTTCGTCGCTCGACATTTATGCCGATGAGATGACTTATCACAATGATATGAAGGCTATTATTAATATCGAATGCACTAATGAAGAAATTAAGGCGACCCTCGACACTTTATATAAAAATGTTCTCAATGTAGACTTCAACCTTTATGGTTGGTGCCGTACAATGTGCAAGTACGGAGATTATTTTCTTTATATCGACATTGACGATACTATTGGCGTCAAGTCGTTTATTCCTCTTCCTACTGCCGAGATTGAAAGAATGGAGGGCGAAGACCCGACCAATCCAAACTATATTCAATTCCAGTGGAACTCGGCAAAACTTACATTTGAAAATTGGCAGGTAGCCCACTTCCGTATTCTTGGCAACGATAAGTATGCCCCTTATGGAACATCTATTCTAGAGCCAGCCCGACGCATCTGGCGTCAATTGCATCTGCTTGAGGATGCCATGATGAGTTATAGAATCACCCGCTCTCCTGAACGACGTGTATTTTACATCGATGTAGGTAACATTGCTCCACAAGACGTTGAGCAATATATGCAAAAAGTTATGACCCAGATGAAGCGGTCTCAGATTGTGGATTCAACCACTGGTCGTGTTGACTTGCGATATAACCCAATGTCGGTGGATGAAGATTATTTTATTCCAACCCGTGGTGGCGACTCGTCTAAGATTGAATCACTCCCAGGAG